TGCGGTAAGTATATAGGTCCTATAATTGGCAATTTAGGTATATCTATAGGTAAATCTGCTGGTGTTTGCTGTATATCTGCTTGTACATAGTAGTCATCACTGTATTCTATAGCACTAATTGTCACAGTTACCATGCCTTCTGGTGTAGATACTTCAGTACAACGCATTACTCTGAACAATTTATCTGTCCAACCATACAGACTGTTAGTTAATTTTATAACATCTCCCACATCTGTTTGCATACCACTATAATCAGCACTAAATTGTATAACTGTACCCACTCTGCTCTGGTTTAAGTCAATATTAGCCAGTGTTTCTGCTCTCATGTTGTCATTTACCATCTCTAATCTGTAATTTAACACATTATCAGGCTCATTAGCATTACGATCTGCTGGTGGAGTCTCAACCTTTACGGTATTTTGTTGATCTTTTCTGGTGCTATCTGCAAATTCTACTTCTACTGCATTATATAAAGCATATAATTCTGTACTGCTAATATCTATTTTACTAACTATGTTGTCGTCATTGTACACTAAACAGTTGGCTTTTTCTGCACTACTCAGTGCTCTGTTAGGTATTGCGGCAAATTCACCATTTTTAACATCATATGTAAAGAATGTACCACTTGCCTGACATATTTTATCTATGTTTGTGCTACAAGTATCAAATGTACTCAATACACCATTTATACTGTATCTGCTATGTGTTTGGCTTACGTTACTTTGATCTCTATAACTTATACTTTCTGCACCATAACCTTTCATACTGGTGTTTGCACTTCCTGTTATACTAGTTACATTTAAGTCTGCATTACTAAGTGCGGCACCATATCTAGTACTTGTAAGATAGTCATACAACACATCTCCAGGATTGTTCAATGTGTTCTTCATTTTAAATGTCATTTGTGGTAAACCAGTTAGTCCATTTTCTGCATCATAATCTATTTGCAATACTGCATACACCATGTTATTTGCTGTATGATTTACTCCCCAATGTGGTACAATACTGGTTGCGGCTGTTGTACTACCTGTGCCTGATGTAGGAAATACAACATCTGATCCTGCACTACCACCCTGATATACATTTAATCTAACGTTACCATTGTATGTGGTATCTGCACTTTGATTAGGATCTACATGACTTACAACAGTATTACCTGAGAACACTAACTTAACATCATTCATAAACACTTCTTCACATGTAAATGAACCTGTTTGTGTTTCTTCACTTAGTGCAATACAATATGTCATTGTTTTGTTTTCATTGCTTATTGCGGCGTCAAATATAGGCCCTGATGTAAACACGTTACCGTAAATTACAGGCAATTTGTTGTCAGTTGCAGGAGGTAATTGTACTCTGCTACCCGGATCTGGACCAGTATCCATGCTGGGTGGTTTAAACACACCTAATGCTCTTGCTGTACCATAAGCAAGGCCACCTGCTATAACTGATGTTGCAATAGTGGCTAGTAAAGCCGAACCAAATAATGTTGAACCTACTATTGCACTTGCTATTGCTGTAAATACTGCCATTGTTTATCCTCTATACATCCAATTATAATCTATTGCTTCCCAACCTCTTTCCTGTAATTTAAGGTCAGGAGTACTTGCTAGTGTAGTAAGTGTAAAGGAACTTATATGCCCTCTGTCCTTTGCTTCTAGCCCTATTGATACGTATCTGTTTAGTAGTCTGGCACCTGCTGTAGTACCTCTGTATTCTGTTTCTACCCACCATGCTACTTCTGTCATGCGTTTTACATGTGGTAACCATAAATCACCCTGTATTGTGGCTAACAACATACCTATTACTCTTCTATCATGCTCACAAACAAGTGCAATACCTGTTTTTAGTATGTGATCAATAACATTGTTTACATGCACATAATCATACTCTGGTTTATGTAAGTCTTCCACAGGGTTATAGTTAGCAAAGTCTATCATTAGACGTTTTATGTCGTCATAATCTTGTATTTGTGCATTTCTAACTTTCATTATCTCTCATCTGTTATGGTTTTTTGACGTCTTCTGCCTCCGCCACCGCCTCCGCGGCCGCCTCCACCACCACCACCACCGCCGTAGCCGTAGCCCTGATATTCTTTACCGAAGTCAAATGATATGTTAAACAATTCTGGTACTCTGTCAAATACTGCGTCATTAGGGAACAAACGTTTTCTGTCTTCTGGATTTGTACGTTGTCCATTTACTTTGTTTTCCAATATTGTGTTTAGACTTGCACAGGTAACTGTTACACTATTTGTTAGTTCACTTCCTGGTGTAAATTCTTCCTGAATTGCAAAATTGGTAATTACACCACTAAATCTGGGATATACTTCTGAGGTATCTAATTCATGTGTAGTAGTATCGTAAAAACCTCTGTATACTGTTATGTTACCACCTTTTACAGGTGTTGTTAGTATTAGACTTAAATAATTTTGTTCACTAGGTATACCACTAAGTGTTACACTGATATCACCATTAGTGGTTCTGATATCTTCCTGAAAGTCTGATATATTTAAAAATGAACCCAGTTCAGTATAGGTGTTAGTGTTATATGTAACAGGCTTGTAAGCACTACTGATATAGTATGTGGTGCTGTCTAACGTGAGATCTATAAGTATACAACTGCTGATATGGTCTTGTTGTACTGGCGTAATAGTTGTTGCCATTATGAGAGTACCTCAACTAACTCAAAATCTGCACTAAATTGTATTCTGTCATGTGGTACAACACTATATTTTGGTAAATTGGTAATTTTAACCTGCCATCTTACATCATTACCCACCTTTATACCACCGCTTGTGAGTGCGACTCCGCTCTGTGACAGCACTGGTCTGTGTACAGGTACTGTTATGTTAGCACTTGTACTAAATGCAACGTCTGAAGTTACCTGATAGGGATATCTGTAAGTATCAGTGTTGCCTTTGGGTTGTATATAATCGCCTTTTTCAAACAAGTTACCACTTCCTGTTGCACTACTGCAATCCACATATAATTCTGAACCATTGCTACCCACCATGACAATGTTGTTTATTTCAGCACCTGATATATCTCCCTGATATGCTGTTAAGTAGTTCATACCTGAATTATTGTTAAGACTTATATTTGCTTCTGCGGTACTGCCTGTGGTGTAAATGTCTTCTAGAGCACCTCTGTTTGTGCTGTAAGTTAAACCTTCATGCATACCCACTGTAAAAGAATATACATTTACATTTCTGTCTGCTGTTTTATAATGACCACTTCTGCTCATTGTAGCCGCAAATTGTTCTCTTCTGTCTACTTCTACGTATGTTGCGTTATCTATAATTGTTTGTAGGCTCATTGTTTCTCCTATGCTGGTGTTCTACGAGCACCTGCTCTGCTGACATTGTAAATAAATTCTGGGTCTCTGGCAACTAGTGATTGGAAAGAAGGTGCGTCTACGGCTTGTATATTGTAAACAACACTTGTAGCGGCTCCTCCACCGTTACCTTGTCCTAACTGATGATTAGGTACAACTGTACCTGATTGTCCTGGCACAAACAGTTCTGGGCCTTCCTCACCAACAATATAAGGTTGTCCTGCTTTTGCTGGTCCACCTTTTGCAAGTCCAAATAGTCCCATAATAGGTCCTGTAATGAACTTTTGTACCATTGCTTTTGCAAGTACTTGTCTTAAATGATCTGCTAGGCTACTAAAGTCTGCTTTACCTGTTACAATAGCATCTGCTAGGCTGTCTTCAAACATTTGCACACCTTTAACAAGTCCGTCTGCTAGTGTTTTAGTAAAGTCACCTATATCTGAATTTGCAAATCCTTCTTTAATTTTGTCTATTAGTTCTGGTCCTAATATAAGTCCTGCGACTGCTTTAAATCTTTCTAATGCTGATTCTCCTGCCGCATACCAGTTCTCCCAAAAGTCCTTAACTGGACCAACACCAAATATCTTACCAATTAATGTTTCACCAATTCTGTTTTGTCCTGTTACTACAATTTCTTCTATAGCATTAGTCATATCTTCAGCGGCTTTTTTGTTTTCTTCTAAGTCACCTAGTAACATGTTTGCAAATGCTGAACCTTTAGTTGATTTCTTAAATAGTTGTCCTTCTCCTATTGATTCTAGACTGCCTTCTAGAGTTGATAACTCTTGTGAAGCCTGGGCAAATATACTTTTTAGGGCACCAACACCGGGAAGGAAATTGGTTATATTTGGAATTTTGGAAATTTTGTCTAATACATCAAATATACTAACTAATTCTTCGCCTTCTTTTGCTAATGACGGGAATAACTCAACACCAAATAGTGAACCAAATAATCGTATAACGTTAACAATAGCATTACCAATATCAACTAAAGTATTGAATACACCTTCTAATGCTATAATTGTATTTGCTACTATTGTTATAAATTTATTTTTTAAGTATATGCCAAATGCTTCTAATCCGCCTCTGGCCTTTATAGATTCTGATATTGTATCTCTGAAACATTTTACTATTTTTTCTAATGTTGGTGCTAATGCGGCTGTGAACTGGTTAATTAATCCTTGTACTATCTTTTGTAATCTATTAAATTCATCTGCAAAATCTTCTACGCCTCTTATTGAGGAGGCTGTTAATATAAATCCTAGATCTTCTGCTTCATTAAAGAACGCTCTTAATCCGTCAGCACCATCTTTTAATGTTTCTACAAGTTCAGCACCTTCACTGTCAAAAGCCTTAAAGGCTAAAGATAACTGTTCAGATTCGTTTCTGGCTGTTGTTATACCATCTGCAAATTCGAATAATATTTCTTCTGCTGATTTAAATTCACCATTACTATTTCGGGTTTCTATACCTAACTTTTTAAGTGCTGGAAATAGTTCACCTGTACTTCTTTGTGCTTCACCTAATCTACGTGAGAAACGTCTAAGGGCTAAAGCGGCATTATCGGCAGTTACACCACTTTGTTCAGCCGCGAACTGGAACTTTTGTAATGTTTCTGCGGCAAAACCAGTCGTTTTACTTACTTTACCTAATCGATCTATTGCTTGAGTACTTCTAGTAACTAAGAATGCTAATGACGTTGCGGCGGCTGTAAGTCCTACTGCGGCAAATTTAGCCGCACTACCTACTGCATTCAGTCCAGACTTTAAAGTCTTACTTAATCTATCACTTTCTTTAGCATTTCTGTTAAAGTTACTATTATCTAATAATAACCTTGATTTAATATCTGCCATTACTTGTTACTCCGTTTTATAAAAGCCTCTAATTGATCTTCTACGTATTTTAGTGTAGGTGTAGCCATACCTTTAGGTGCTTGTGTACTGTAACCACCTGTTGTTTTGCCTGTACCTGCTATTGGAGGATTAGGAAACAAACCTTGATCAAGAACACCGGCATAACCATAATCGCCTATTACACTATTACCCTTTCTTTTTGTTTTGCTTCTGGCATTACCAGATGCCTTTGGAGTATTTTTCTTATACTCTGCAACCATCTGTTTAATTAAAGTCTCGTCAACATAACGTTCAATATCTGATAATTGCTTATCAAATGCTGAACTATCTATAATGACCTTGACTTTTGCCATATTTCCTCTAACTCTTCTTGTGTGTAATCCTTGTTTTTATCATATTCAGGATCACGCATTTTATCTCTATGTTGTTCTACTGCTATATGTATTTGCATATCCCCAGTATCTGCTTGTGACAATACTTGCGAGGGCAACATACCATACTTTTGTGCCATTGTGTCTACTATACACATCATGGCAAATATTCTGTCGTCTTTACGATACTTGTGGGTTGTTACTTTCCCACAACGTCCACCACCTTAACCATGGCTTCGTTTAGTATATCTGTTGGTAATACATGTTCTTCATCCATTACCGGATTACCTTCTTCGTCTAATATTAGTTCTTTAACTAAATCAATCATAGAACTAAAGTCCTCTGTTTTTACACTGGCTAACTTTGTATATTTGTCTAGGGGTAATCTGTCTAAAACGTAAAAATCAATTGGTTCACCATACTTTTCGACTAGTTGTTCTGAATCAATTGTTATTTTAGATAATTGTGGTTTTACTGCTAATTCTGTTAATTTCATATCTTACTCCTTTATATCTCTATTGTTTAAATGTTGTATAGCACTACTTACGAATGCTAATCTGTTTGATGCTTTGTCTACATCTCGTCGGGCACATTTTACTTCATTCTGTGCCTTCGCTATCTCCATCTCCATCGACTTCAGTATCTCCTGAATCGTGTGATCCTTCCATATCTTCATGTTTTTCCTCTACATCTGTATTTATTTGTTTTTTGCTTTTTTTAGCATCTGGTAACTGAATACCGTGCTGTTTGGCATACTCGTCCATGTCGTGTTTTACACCTGCAATGCTGATACTTCTATCAGGATTACCTGTCCAAACACCATTTACGAATAAATTTAAAAATCTGTGTTCCATATTGAACTCCTTATAAAGTATAACTCCCCCATTAGAGGGAGTTATAAATTTTGTGTCAACTTGCGTTTTCTAGCAATTAAGACTCAACATTCTTAGTTAATTCTCCATTAACAATGATTTCCATTGGGGATAACCATACTGCACCATCAATTGATGCACTAGGGGCCAATCCGCCAATAAAACCTTTACCACTGATATTAATGTCGCCAGTTGTACCTGTACCTGTTACAGCAACACTAAAGAATACTTCAGTCTTGTTGATACTGGTTGGTAGCAAACCGTTAAGTGCGACAGTATTATCTGCGTTACCACTTTCACCAAACATGGTTGTCTCATCGACTAACACGTTTAATGATATGCTGTTTTCATTTACAGTTGTAAATGCACTGGAGGCTGTACTATCCAAAGTTGAATATCTTACAGTTCCTGGTGTAGCATTTATTGTGATATCCTGGACAAAAGGAACTACCATTCCGTTTGTTGCTCCAGGAGTTGCTAATGTAGAACTATTTCCTAATGTGAGGATTGCCTGATCACCTGTTGTTACGTTTATTACTGCCATTGTATTTCTCCTATACAGTTATAAAATTATACTCGAAAGTATATGTAATTACATCATCTGTAATTTCAGTCTCATAATCACTGTTTTTATCCAAAACATTTGTGACTACGTTTCTTGCAATTAGCAAATTAGCAACTACGGTGTCAATATTATCAAATTGGTTTTTAGCATCTGTACTGAAATAAGCATTTATTGTGGTTGTAGTCTGGTTAACATCGCCCTGATCCAGGGTTCTGTACAACTGTTCTACATTCAATTCCTGCTCATCCACGTAAACAGTATTCATGTTCTTCTCATAAAGAGGGTTACCACCCGAATCGAATGGTAACTCTGAACTTATTGAAATATTACTCTGACCAGATAAATTTGTAGTTATCTGTGAAATTAAATCACTCCTCTTACTCATTATCTAACCTGTACTATTTGGCTTTTTCTACGTGTACGTCTTGTCATCTGATAAGTCGTTTTCTTCTCATCGGCTTGAATAGTACCATCTGCATCAAAATCATACCAATCTGCAACTGCTAACAATTCTGTAAAGATATCATTAAATTTTGCGTCATAGTATGTGATTTTTGCTACTTCTGGTGATTCTTCGTTACCGAATTCGGCAAATAAAGGCATCAGATACTCTTTAAAACAATAGTATGCACACATGTCTGTAAATTGTTGTCTTCTTCCCAATGCGTTACCTGGATCTATAAGATTTGGGTTTACATTAGGAATATCATCTACGTCATATGAATTACCTTGCGATAAATTATATCCACGCCACCACTGGCTTGTCTTTATTTTTAACAGAATACGATCAGTACTCTTTTGCAACATATCTTCTACAAAGTCTTGTACAGTTAAAAAACCTGATTCCTCAGGTATCTTAAGGTTATTACTTTCGAATATACGTTGATCTTTTTGCACCACATCTGTGTATTCTGCAAAAGAAATTACGTCACCGCCACCGTCTGTTATAAATGCCATTTAACCAATCTCCTCAAATTAAGATGCGTCTGGTAAGTTATTGCTCCTAAATAGGCGCACCCCAGCAACTAGGTCAACAAGGGCATTTCTCAATGCGTTGTTACCGATGTCACTAAGTGATCCAATTGTAGAACCGCCAACTCCAGCAATTTGCTTATTGATAGCAAATTCAAATGCTGGGTCAATAATACCTGCGTAAGCACCGTCAATACCTGTTGGGGCATTTGAACTTCTCAAATTAGCAACACCTTGAGCAATCGCTTCAACGTTTGCATCTGATGTTCCAATAGTACTATTGGCTGTAATCTTCTGTCCAAATCCGCCTCTAAGTACGGCACTACCGTCTCTTAGTGTACCACGCATTTCTGTGACGTCCTTGTTAGGATTGTACCATGAAGCGACACTAGGTGCTCTTTTACTTGCATAAGCAAGTGCTTCTGGTGACATTACTAAGTTAACTGTGTGAGTAGCCGCTGTACTACCTGCACCTGTATCGGTGTGAGTAGTAAATCCTGCTTTCGCTACTGCCAAAATACTTGTGTCAGTTGCGCCGGCTAGTCCACCGGATAATCTTGTTAGAACTGCGTTTCTAACTACGTCAAAACCACCATCTTCTAGTGATTCTGCTGTTACGTCTGTTGCAATACCTTTCTTAACAAAA